GTTTCGCAAATACAAGAAATCCTCTGAATAGTCAATCTGCTTTTGCATCTCAATGTTATGAGACGTTTTACAGGAAGCAAACCATATTCCCGACATCAGGAATATGATTATATAAATCAAGGCTTTCATAATCCCAGATATTTAGAAATTCCCTCAATGTGTATCCGGGCAACTGCATCTTTACCCTCCCGAGACAAAAGGTATTCTACATCATCCTTATTATCCTGGAAGAAGTTTTCAGTCAGTATTGCCGGACAATTCGTATCCCGGCAGATGGCAAGGTTTTGTTGCCAATACAGTTGCCCGGGTGTCTGTTTACGAATGGGAACCGGAATACATTCTGCAACTTGGGCCAGGCAGTCAGCCAACTTCTTGCTATTACTTGAAGCATTATTAGAGACAAATACACTCCACCCCCTTGCATTCATCCAGCTTGTACCGGAACCGGCAGCATTACAATGGATAGATATGAGAATAGCTTTCTTTCCCGTATCATTATAAATAGCATTAGCACGTCGGCAGCGCTCTGATAAAGGCACATCTGTGTCTTCTTTCACGATACGTTCAGTATCAATGCCTTTCTTTCTCAGTTCATATACTACCTTGTCGGCTATCTCCCTTGTGTATGACCACTCTCTTAGCCGTCCGTCCGGAGAGCGCTTGCCCGGCGTATTCTCGCCGTGGCCGTTGTCAATTAGTACTTTCATAATATATACTTTAAATTAATAATCACTTGGCGGCTGTCGGTTCGTACATCCACGGACATCGCATTTTTTTATTTCCGCCTCTTTCAGTTTCAATTCAAGCTCATGTTTATCATGAATAAGCTGCAATTTTTCCGCCTGTTCCTTCCGGAGTTCAACATAGAGAGCGTCAATCTTTGAATCCCGTTGAGCAATACGGTCTTCAAGCCATGCGACCTGTTTTCTCTCGTTCTCATTTTCCATACTGTCGGCAGCGGCATCCTCCTTACGGGCATTAGTCTTCCTGTTAACATAGAAGTTGACTACCCACTTTATAGCCTCCAAGCCTCCTAAAGCACCGATAATCGCCAGCCATTCATTCAATCCCATAGCACCTGTCCTATACTAATTGTTTAATTTCATTATTATATCTCTATTTATAGGTAAATTGCAGAAAAGTATTAATCGGCGGGGCGTCCTATTACAACAACTCGAAAATCTATATTCATAAGCCCCTTATTGGCATCAAGTGTCTGTATATTAAAATGATCATTGTACCGCCCACACTCTATACCTATAGTCCAACGCTCGCCATCGACTGCCCAGGGAGTCGTTTGTGCAATTACAATATAATCAGTATGCCCTTGTGAGTGATATAAGGTATATTGTCCGGTACTTGTGCGTTGTATGCGTGATATTATCATTCCGTCACCCCACCTTTGGACAGAATTTAAATCTCTTTCAACAGCAACAAAACCAAGGACTCCGGGCATACTCCAATGGTCGTTCTTGTCCATTTTCCAGTCAACGCCACCAATAGCGTCAATGCATAAATTGCAATATCCCCCAAACATCATATCCTTTCTCATCGTACTACCACTGGCGCGAAGCATGAGTGCCCTGTTGAAAGAGTTCCAATTTCCTGTAGCGGACATATAAGCAGACACGTCGAATCCGACCATGGCGGACAATGTGTTTCCAAGTGCCGCTTGCCTTTGATGATCACCATAATCCGTTTGGACGGAAATCATGGCATCTCGTCCGCTAATGTTTTTAAGCCCGGATCCTTCAATTTCAAAACCACCAATAACGCCGTCATTTGCATTTACCGTTCCAGTAAAAGTTCCCTTATTCGCGAACACCTCTCCTTTGAATTTGTACTTTTTATTGACTGGATCAAGCTCGAACACTACTTCATCATCAACCAATGCGAATATCCCGGTACGCTTCGTCCCGTCAGCTCCGGTGAGACAATCACGTCCCATAGCGACGCCTGTCAGCTTCCCGTTACTGTCTTTTGTGCCGGAAAACATCTTGGGAGACACCATATACTCACCTCCTATTTCCGTCTTATTATTGTTCCATTCCTCAATCCACGGAAGAAGGTTCGCATCTTGACCGTCTTTTCCTCTGAATCTGATAGGAGTGCCCCATTCACCTGAATCTGCACTATCTGCAACCTTCTGTGAAATCCAAACGACGGATGCCGTTGAATTTGTATGCCAACCTTCGGTTGTACCATTCCCTGTAGGAACGGCAGGTTCGGTTTCGCTGTCATGATAGGTTATGTAAACTCTCATACCATCCTTACCGTCTGTACCGTCCGTGCCGTCATTACCATCTGCCACCATTAATTCCCAAGCTGTGCCGTTATAGATGTAGACACGCCCGTTGTCAGTGTCACGATACACCCAGTTTTTAACAGGGTCAGCTGGAGCGGCAGACAAGTCACCTTTCCATACAATGTCCAGACCATCCTTTCCGTCATTACCGTTAATTCCGTCCAGGCCATCCTCACCGTCAACGGTCATTACATACCAAGCATTATCTTGATAGACATAGTTCTTCTTGTCGGATGTATTGCGGTAATACCAGCCGTTCTGAGGATTGGAGGGATGAGAAGTGAACTCGCCTTTATATACAAGACTGCTACCGTCTTTCCCAGGTTCGCCTTTCAGGTTCTTTTTTACTTCACTATCCAAGTTATCCCAAGTAAGTTTCACGCCACTTCCGAAATGGAAACCGTCAGTGTCCCAATATATAGCCCTGTTGAATATGTCACCGTTGCCTTCCTTGTCCCATCTGATATTGCCTTTTGCAATGAATCCGGAACTGTCGGGATTGAACTGGTACAGGATTGTCCCGTCATCGTCTACACCTTTCAGCATACCGTTGACGCAATAGAATCCTTTCAATCCATTCGTTCCCGGTATATCACCGCCCACACGAACCTTCAGGCAGTTGCTCCAGTCCTTTGAATAAATACCGGCCAGCACGTCAATGGCAGGCTGTGCATTTTCATCAGCGTGCATATAGATAGCGGAATGCCTTCCTGCGTACTGTGTTTCGTATGAACTGTTACCAAATTGCACTATGTCGTCACCCACTATGGGGGGATTCGTAACAAAGGTAACCCCGTCCTCGTTCACTTCCGATTCAAACTCCGATACCGGAATGCGGATTACTCCGTCAACGATTGATTCTATCTCCACGTGATACAATCGCTGGTTGCCTGTAAACTCCTGGCACCGGATGAAGTCATGCTCCATGAAACTCATGTCCTGTTCTTCGAGTGTGACAAGGTAGGCAGTCCCGTCTTCCGACATCTGGACTGTCTTAATCTTGCCACATCCCTGTGTAATAGTCTGCGCACCGATTATCGCCCTGATCTTAGACACCAGAAGCTCGAATACGGTGAACTGTCCACGTACACGGATAGCGTCAATTTCAAGCATCCACTTGCCCTTGACATATTCCCAAATTTTCCAACCATAACCCGAAAAACCGGATAAAAAGAATTCTACGATTTTCTCACCCATCTTTATTCCGGATGAGATAAATCCGACAATTGCCGAACTGGATAATCCTGCCATATTATAATATTAAGATAGTTTTGTAACTTCGACTATACAGATTGGGGATATTCTGGAGTAACCGGGTTCTGCTGAAGGATCGTTATTATAACCTTGAGCAACTAACAGATAACCATCTGAATCCACTGCTACATCGTCGAATGTATACCAATCAGAATTATTGTTGATTACTTTAGTAGACAAGTCGGATGCTAATACTTGTTGCACAGCATTTTGAACGTATAAATTCCAAGGTTGGGTATTGGGTACAGAATTTTTGTCTGATAATAAAAGTCTGACCTTATAGTTACCCGGAGTTAACCCCTTTAATATTACGACACTTTGAATTTCAGCCGTGTAAGAAGTGAAATTACCACGTGTGGGAACAACGATATTTTTGGTAGAGCCATCCCAAATCATTGAGTTGGGATATTGTACTTCCGCTCCTAATGTCACCCCTTGCCAATAAACAGGAGCGCCTGTTCCGCCTAGGACATCCTTGGACAACTTTGTTCCCATAGCTGCATAATCAGCTTTGTTATATGGTATATATCTACCTGTCAAGGTTCCAACGTTGTTTCCCTGAATATCTTTTAGATCCACAGCTGCATTACCGGAGTTTATAGGCTGGACAAAGCCGACGCCATCCACATTCCCTGCCGATGGTATGTTTGCCAGTAATATTATGACAGGCGGTTCTGTAAGAGTTACGGAATCGCTGCCAACGCTTGATTCAGAAACTTCATTCTTCAACTGTCCATACAAAGTTTTAGCTCCAGAAGTTGCAAATTCGTAAACAATATTATCTTTCCATGCTTCCCATGCAGCAGACGCCAAGCCTGCTGACGTTTCCGCCAATCTGTAATGCGTTGGAGTTCCCTGACTGATTTCAAATGAAACAGGTACGGTATAGCCGGCAAAAGAATCTTTCCCTTCCGCCAGTGTTATGCTTGTCAGGCCAACGGGCTGCACTACCTGTATAGAACCAGACTTGATCGAAGATTCTGTCGTCTCATTTCCGACCTGCGCATATACTGTCAAATTACCATCCACTATTTTTGAGTCATATTGAACTGTCGAACCGCCCCACACAATCCAGTCTGTACAATCAGACAAATCCGCCTGTTGGCCGATCTTGTATTTGGTGATGGTATTCAACGTCTCAAATTTAACCGATACAATACCGGAATCTGTGCTGGCATCCCCATTGTTGACAGTAATACTGTCCAACCGTGCCGTAACAGCATCTATCAACTCGATGGCGGCTGATCTGGATACCGTTTCAGTAGTGGCATTTTTCAATTTTGCATACAGTATTTTGTTTCCATAAGATGCGGATAGTTGCACTATCGGATTTTCAGTGAATTCCACCCATGATGCTCCCGCAAACGATGAATTTTCCGAAACCATGTAATGAGTTGGATATCCGAGGTAGTCAAATGTTACATTTACATTTCTCTGTATCGCCGAAGCTGCTCCGTTATCTATCGTGATGCCTTTCAGAGTCAATGTCGGCTCAAGCAGAGTTATACCGGCTGATAATACTCCGGTTTCCCCATACGCATTCTTTAGCTTCACATAAACGGTTTTAGCATTGAATCCGGAAGACAACTTGAATGTCGGTTTTTCCACATATTCAATCCATGAGGCTCCTGTAAACGACATATCCTCTGAAACCATATAATGGGACGGAGCCTGACCGCTGTAGGTAATGTTTAGTATAACATTCCGGTCTTGAGTGAATTCCTGCCCGGAGTTGATCACAAACGATTCAAGTACAGGCGGTGACACCCATTTATTGATTCTTGCCAAATACGGCTCCTTCAATCCCGGTTTCAACATCTGAACAAAATAATAAGCGTCATCATACGCATACTCCGCATTATAATCTGCCTCAAATGATTCCACATACTTGTTCACCCGTTCCAACAACAACGGGTTGAAGTCAAGGTTAACCAGCAGCCTGCCGTCATTCATAGCGAATGATGTTCCATACACATTGTCCCCCGATGTGACAGACACCCCTTCCAGTGACGGAACACCTGATATGAGTACGGACAAGTCCCTGAAAAAGAAATTGGCGCCCTTCGGCACATACATCCTGTAATGTACCCCCGTTTCCGTCACAGTCTTAACAGACAGCGTGTTTTCCCTCATATACCAATATTCAAAGAATTCATCTAAAGTAGGGAACCATAGATTGTCTTCGCCGATATCTCCATACAATCGATGCAGATTCTTAATGAATACCGATTCCCAGTGCGATCCTCTGTGTGTGGAACCTATCAACCAGTAGATCGATTCCTTGTTTTCTGTTGCATTAAATCCGGATAGAATATCAAGTAAATCCTGCGCATATTGAGGATTATCATTATCGTATACCATATCATCTCCGTAAGCGAATAATCTCTGAATTGTTACATTATTTTTGCTTAAAGTAAAATCGGGACTGAATGGATAAACTTTTTTAATACTGGGGTCTCCTCCCTGCGCAGTAATGACCTGAATGTTGTCATTAACCCGGCTGAAAGTTATATATTTGTGGTCGCCATTCGGTTCCACCATTAATTTTGGGGTAATGCCTATGTACTCCTTGAAAAGTGCGACCGAGTCCTCGACACATTTATCAAATTTTGCCTGTGTGTCGGTAGTAGCAGTATCATAGCCTATCAAATCGTGATAGGCTACCATGAACCCGAAGTCAAAAAAAAGTTTAAACTCCTTTTCTGACATCCACGGTAGAAAATAACCGAAATCCTGGCCTATGTATTGGTTTTTTAATTTATCCGGCCAAGTAGCAACAGTAGTTGCATATCTTTTCTTTATTCCAGCACCATCAGTACATTGTGCGGGCTTTTCCGGATAATAAGCGTCAGAAACATACTGCTCTATCTGCGGGTCACCCTGCATACCCAAATGCCATGTAAGAATCCTATCATCAGGCAATTTAAATCTTTTAGCTATATATCTTTTATTAATCAGCGAAAATATATACTGGTATATAGCATAGCTATCGTCCGTGATATAGCTAAATACCATCTTCTTATTATACTTCAAAGGTGGAATCTCCAACGAAATAGCCTCCCTATTAACCGAGCTTGGAAGCGTAATATCAAACTCAACCACATCACCCCGGAATTTGCAATATTGAATGTGCATCAGACCGTTTACCTCTTCAGATACCGTATTCCTGCATTTCAGCACAAAACACGTCTGCAATTGAGAATTAATGTAAAACCGTGTAATGTCATAATTGAAATTGAAAAACTCCTTATTCAATCCTTTTCCGGTTGAAGCAACGAATGATTCTACGTTAACATACGTCCCAAACCCTAGAGGCTCATCCGCAATCACATAATCTTTCGTTTCTCCGGCAGCCTTTGGCAAGTTGGATAAAGATACTGATCTTTCATAGATATCTATTACTTCTCCATTCATCTTATATTGACCGGCCAATTGTTCGGTACCGGAAATAACAAGAGGTTTGACGACCTTGTCGTTTAAATCCGAACTTAACTGGTTATATAAAGAGCTCTGAATCTTCGATATTTCATCCGGGAACCGCTTATCCATATTAGCTACCGCAGCATCTGCCCGTGCTGCGCCATCCAACGCCGGTTGTTTCAACGATTGAAGCCATTCTTCTTCGCTGCCGGGAAAGCCATTGTCGACTGCCTGCTGATACGCGCTTTTTCCTTGAGACGAAAGTTCGTACCAATATACCCCGTCATCTGCCGGGACTACACCGGTTGAATCTTGTAAAGCCAAATATTTGGCATTTTTATAACGCCAAATATCATTATATTCAACTTCTGTCTTATTGTTCCAGTCTCCTCTGGGAGTGATGGATATCTTGCCTAAATCTATATCATTAGCCATTTTGCTGCAATATTAGGTGTCCATTAGTTACTTTGAATTGATTCTCATAATTATTCGTTGGTACACTTAAAATCAAGTGTCCTGTGCGTACATTGATGCCCATTGTTGGATAAACAATCACGCCGTCTTTACCCTTCATTTTGTCCATTCCGATCGTTTCCCATAGAATTCCGCCTTTCTGCTTAACAAGTACTACGTCTTGGGCGTCAATATCATCTGCTCTATCTGATACATTGTCCAATCCGCCTAAAGTGCCGGTTATTCCCTCGTTTACAGGTAATTCGAGTAATGCAGTAGATAATGAACCCTCATCTCCAAGTTCTGTGATAGAGTCTTTATCTAACTCTGATAACGAATCGGATATTTGAGATTGTAATTCTGATAGTGTTTTACCAGAGCGGACTATCAGGCCGCCATTGGCTTCAATCAAGCCTTCGGAAATTAAGCCTTTCAGAAATGATATTAACCCTAAAGCTCTGTCATTTTTTGTTTTACTAATGGAATAACTGATTATCTCCTGAAGAACTCTCTTTGCGGAGAATACATTTTTATCAGAAGGAAGAGTATTGTCATTTTCTCCAATGATGTACACTCTTGTTCCACCTCCTCCGGATGAAGAGCCTGAATAGGTTTGACCTTTATATGTGAGTGACTCCAGTTTACTCTCTATCTCACCTATACGCGAATATGAAGCTGTTTCACCGACTGTATAGATCGGGTGGTCGTAAGGAATATCCAGCGGCCATTCAAAACCTATGATACGGGATTGTCGTCCTTTCGGGAAAAATGCTTTGTTAATCAGGTTTATTTTAGCTCCAACTTCGTATGTACGAATATTGCCCTCATTGTAGATGAAATCAACGTTCATCTCGCAATCGTAGGTAGACGGGTCAATCATGGATTTCTTTACGCATTCCTTTGCCTTTTTGAGTAGATTCTGTTCCGCTTCTGGTAACATCTGCTCTGAAATAAACGCTGTATCAAATCCGTAAAGGATATAAGTGTCAGATACAACAGGATAAAGAATATCATCCGGAAGATACCGGCCATAATCATCATTTCGTGTTATCTCGAATGTAGTTCCGCTATTACCGCTCTCTTTTAGAGAGATAACAAAATCAAGGCCGGCCAGTTTACCTGTCTGGAAAATTAAATGGGGTTCTTGACCATTCAACACAAAATCTTTCGTAAAGTTTTTTAGTCCATTGTCCTTAAATGTGTAAATAAGGTACTTGTTTCCTGTCTTATTGCCGTCACTGTCTTCCTCCTCCTTTTCATCACTGGTGATACTGGATACGGAACCGATATATTTAGGATATTCATCCTCTAATTTAACAATTTCTTCAATAGCTTCTTCTTCCGGCATTTCGACATTATTCGGATTATCATAACGCGAATCTCCGATATAGATACGTTCGCCTGTTGGACTATACCTATAAGCATCTATATAAGGAACATCTTTTGGTAACATAAGACGCTTTTGAACGACACCGTTCAGAGTAAGTTCTTTATCATCTTTACTGAAATAGTTATCAGGAATTTTACCCTTAATGATATTGTTGATAATATATTGGTTACCCATAGAAGCTGTTACCCCTTCCGGCAGACGTATGACATTAGCGTCCTCACCTGTTAGCAAGTCAGGATTATAAACGGCTGAAAAAGTCCTCCCTGAATTTGCTCCGGACAGAAAAGTTACAGAAGTGTCCGCCGATGCGGACAAACATTCAAGCTTAACATTATTTTCTCCACTCCTTCCAATTGTATATACTACCGTTTTCTCTGGATGATTCAGAGAAAAGCTAAATGTAAACAAAAACTTACAATTATTAGCCTTTTCAGGAAGAAAGAAATCAGTGTCACTAAAACTAATAGTAAAACTTGAAACTGAATCATTGAAAGCTTTCTCCTGAATATCCAGTACTTTCTCCACATCTCCTACATAATAGACTAATGATAATTTAGCCTTAAAATTTTCAATGTTTGACGTGAATCGGGTGCTAAAGTATAGTAACATTGAATTGAATGAGATATGGTACTCACTAGCTGGCATGGAAGAAGTAAATACCTCCGTCATAACCTTATATTCTTCCTGTGCTCCCACCATTTCGCCCTCTTCAAATATATTCATACTGATAGGAGATATTCCAGTATGAGAAACGGAAGGAAAGAACCTTATGTTTAACGGTCTTGAGGTATCGGATATATCTCTCCCATTAACCTTCTTAACATCAAATATCAAATCTTTCCGGTAAGTAGCAGGGATGTTTCGTGTAGAACCGAAAGCGTAGATACGGGTAGCATAAGTTGTCTGACTATCGCTGCGTGTCATATTATTGACATTCACATTCTCTGTGTCCGTCAAGTCACCAGCTTTGAAATCAACAGGGGAACTGTATTCACAACGCCCGAAACAAATCTTATGATTCTCTATCCACCATTCACATCCCCACGCTTCCGCCATTTGTGTGAGCGCATCTATTAGATTTACATTGTCATACGTGACTAATTTAGCGGAATTTTCTACCGTATCATCAATTTCCCAAATGAAGTCCTTATCCCTGAATTTATAGCCAAGATATTTCAAGTTATCAAGAAATATATTCAGGTGAACATCTAAAGTGGCTGTGAGATTCCACCCAGCCTCACGGCCGGTTGTTTCAGGTGTGTAGAAAAATCTCTTATTCTTCCATTTCCAGTAATAAGCGTCAAGGCGGAGTTCGTAGTCATAGCCTCCGGTAGTGGTATTATAGGTAGGTTTATACAGGTCTACTACTTCAAATATTCCCAACTCATTGTCTATGTAGTCCCCTAACTTGAAATAGATAGGACTGGCAAGGGAAAACTTTAGAGTTACATAATCTTCCTGCATCAAAAGGAAGTGTCTTTTCGAACCCTCATTGATAGGAGTCGAAAAGCGAATGTTGCCGGATATGTCTTTGATGTCTACTAATTCCATAACACACCAAAGTTCGGAGATAAAAGAAAGAGTACCCAATTTTGGGCACTCGTATATACGACAATGAAATCAATGTCGTAAATTAGGTTCTTAAACTTGGGTTTGGTTCACAAAACTTCATCGAGCATTTACCAGAAGTTCTGTCTAAACTCTGCGCATAGGTGATACTTTTACCTAAATAAATCAAGTGATAAATGTCACTGCTGTTAGCCGGAACCTGAATATCAATCACGCCTTTGTATAATTCTTCAAAAAAAGCCTTTTTCTTTGCTTGATAATCAGATTTAGAATTGCCTTCTATGGTAAAAGAGAGCGTTATTTCCCATTCATCAATTTTGGGATTATTAATTATCACACGTTTTCCATGTTCTAATCGGGATTTATTTTCAATAAATTCTTTCATAGGTAATGATGCACCAAACACATCAAGGAATTTATCTCCCATTCTTACGCCCCAAGTCTTGTAAGCATCTCTACCATTTATTAATAAATCTGCCATAACTATTTATTTTGTTGATAATCCTTTGGTATTGTTTTTTACTTCCGCCATATCCTTCTGCATTTGCTGGATTGGTTTTATTATTGCTCCGGTATTCTCGGAGATTTGAACAAGTTCGAGATATGAACTTGCTATCAAATCACGTGTGTCATCGGCTATCTTTCTCGTTTCCGTATTTATGGAAATAAGTGTATCCGTTTTCATCGTTAGAATATTTAATGATTGGGATTGAGTTATACTTTGATTCTTGATTTCTTCACCAGATATCTGTAAAGCAGTGAAACGTCCGTTAAGTTCGTCTATTGAATCCTGAGAAGCAGTTGCAAAGCCTTTCTTCGACGATTCCTGAGAAGTAACAGAAGCATCCCACCCAAATGTTTTAAACATTTCTTCTCGATCATGCATCATATCTTCTACAATCTGTTGATACTGTTCTTTGAGAAGGTCTGCTTCGTTTTTAGTAATTTTACTATCACTTCTCGCTGCATCACTCCATTGTTCATAGAGAGCATTTATACGGTCTTGATACTGACTAGCGACTAATCCTGCCATGATTGACTTACGCAGATAATCCTCAAAGTTATCACACATATCTTCAAAAGAAGTATCCATATCGGATAACTGATCAATAAACCCATTGTAGAAGGAATCAAAATCAACCCCTGTCATGGCTTGATTAAGAGCATCCCTCAGTTCATTCGCTTCATCTTTACAGGCTACGATGCTATCCAGGTTTTCACGAATTCTGGCATCAATTAAACTCCATGCTTCCGGCATTCGGGACTGAATGAGGAACAATTCATCTCCTGACAAACTATACAAGTCTGTCATGGAGCTTATTGATTTACCTAGGATGTCGCTCATCTGCTCAAAACCACCTATTGCACCAACATTTTTGTTAGAATGCCATTCCGCACTATGAGACTTCCAACTTGCACCGGCATGCCCTGAAGCTGCGGCAATCTTTTGGAGATTGATTACTTTCTTCTCGTAATTATCCATGGCTTGTGTAGCTGCTTGAACAGATGCAAATCCACCACCGAAAACTATATCTTCCTTGCTTTTGTCAATAATACGATCATAGACCTCATTTATTGCTTCAAGCTGTTCCTTTACTCCTTCATAATAAGCGGTACCGTCCGGCCCGAACAAATTACCCATTGCATTGACAAGTTGAGAGACTCCACTTACAGCACTCATGACACCTCCGGCAATATCTCCAGACATTATTTGTCCTACTCCTACTGCCGTTTGCCCAAGACCGGAAAGACCGTCAATAACGTTATTTATTTCATCGTTCAAATCTTCTCCAAATATGGAAGATATATCACTCCCAAACTGTTTGATAGCAGGAGAAAACTCTGTTATAGCTCCCCCTATCGTTGATATGCCCTGACCGAGCTTCCTTGTATCACCATTAGCATTCTTTATATCATCGATTCCTTTTTTCATATCCGAGAAAAAGGATAACCAAGGGGATTTACCTTTAACTTCTTCTTTTAGCCTTTTTATGGCATCCGTTATATCCTTGATATTGATTGTCCCATTCTCAAGATTTGCGATATCTTTGTCTGTGAAACCTACTGATTCTAAATTGATAAGAGATACTGACTCATCCGTTCCAGACATATACTTGATTAACAATTCATACTTATCAATAATATCTTGAATAGATGATACACTCTTTTCACTTGCATCTTCAAACAAATCAGCCATGACATGAGTAGATTTCCCGAACTGTTCGTCCAGCTGATCTATTGCTTGATTCTTCTCAGCAATTTTAGTAGCTCTTTCAGCACTATGTTCTTCCAATTTAGCTATTTCATCATCATACTTTTGAATAAGATTCTTCCGTTTCTCTTGATAATTACCAAATTGGATGAAATATTCCTGCCATGCTTTCCGGTCGGATTCTAACTTTTCCTTGTTTGTTTCCGATACACTCTTCTGATATGCCTTGAAAGCGTTTTCTTCCGATATGGATAATTGGGATTCCTGCTCACTTGTCAACTTCCCTTTTTGTGTCTTCTCCCATTCAGTGCGCTGCTTCTCTATGGCATCAAGCTCCTTCTGATAGTCTAAATCTATCTGTTTCAGTTTCTTCTCTGTCCCTTCTTTCATCAGACTGATTTCGTCCTGTTGATTTTGGCGGCGAAGAGTAAGAAGTTCTTCGGCTGATTTTTGCTGGTCTTTGCGGAGTTTATCGGCTTGATTTTCTTGTTTGGTCAACGAGCTACCAGTGATACCACCTAAATCCTTATAGGCTTTTTCTTTTGCCCGTATTTTATCACGGGCATTCTTCACTTGCTCGGATGTAGCTTTTTGATCTTTCAAAAGTGTTTCGTACCCTTTCTTTGCTTTCTCCCAATCTTTTTTTGCTTTGACAAGGTCTTCTTGATAGGTAGTTTTATTTTTATCAGCATCAATACGAGTTTGTTTTGTAGACTTAGCTGTATCTATAAGTGTTTTTATATCCTTTACTTCGTATATGGCTTCATCAGACAGAGAACCTTTCACATCAATAGGCAATCGTAGTTTTATTTTTCCGTTCTCGCCTTGTCCCTTGATTCTCTTTTCAAGTTCAGAGATATAACGGTCAAATTCGCTAATATCAATATCCTTTAAACTGGATATGAATTGTTCGGAAATGCCTTTCCCTTTATCTTGCAGCATTACATCACGAGTTACTCGTAATTCTTTCAGCTTTTTCACATATCCATCAACACCCTGCTGACCAGATAATGACTTTAGAAGGTTTTCATAATACTTGATTTCCTTCTCAATATCAGAAAACTCTTTTTCTTTTTTTTCTCCTGCACGTTTTGCATCTTCTTCTGCAATTTCACGTTTCAATTTAAGAATATCCGCAAGTTTTATAGTCTCAATATCGTATTTATCGAATATCTTAGGATACTCCTTGCGAAGTTCAGCCAAACTTTGCCCACGTTGTAAATCAGCCAAAGCAATATCACGGGAGCTTTCTACCAATGAATCAATCTTCTGCTTATGCTCTTGTTCTTGTTTGGCAGCTTCCTTCTGTTTCTCATTGAAACGTTTTTGAGCTTTTTCGGCTGCTGTTGTAGAATCATGGAAAGCCCACATAGCAGCTCCTAATCCAACAACAGCAGTTGCTAATAACACATAAGGATTAGTAAGCATGGCTGCATTCAAGGCCAGTTGCGCTTTCCGTGCCAATATACGGGCATTAGTAAGCCCTATCTCCACAAGAGTATGTTTACTTTCAGCAGCAGTAACCAACATCACAGCAGTACGATATGTACCATAGGTAGCCACCAGTCCAGCCAATATTTTGCCAACAGTTTCATAGTTCTGAATCAGTGAAGTAGTCATCTGAATACCCTTCATTATGACACCTTCCGACTTCTGTCCCATTTCATTGAAAGCGTTATCCAAAGCATCCTGCATCATAGACAACTGACCATTGATAGTCTTTGAAGCATTTTCAGACATATTATAGAACTTACCACCTGCGGAAGTTGCATCAATGAATGCCTGTTGTACCATTTCTGCGGAAATAGCCCCTTTAGACATTTCATCTTTCAAAGTTGCGATAGATTTTCCGGTCTTTTCGGAGATAATCTGTAACGGGTTGAATCCAGCGTTTATCATTTGATTCAAATCCTGCCCCATAAGTTTACCCGCTGCTGACATCTGTGAAAATGCCAAAGTCAGCGAATTGAACTTACTGGATTCCCCCATAGAAATATCACTAATGGCTTTCAAGTATTTGATAGTGTCTTCTGCTTGTATGTTAAATCCAAGCATCATCTTTTCTGCTCCAACCATATCTGACATAGTAAGTGGAGAAATCTTAGCCAGCTCCTTGATTTGCGGAATCAGTTGCCCTGCCATATCCTTTCCAACCATAGTCTCAATAGCGGTCTGCATGGATTGAAACTCACCACGGACACGAATCATTTCAGAACCTAATGCCTTTAATACTCCAGCACCACCAATAACCGCCAATGCTTTCTTCCAAGAAATAGCGATACCGTTGTTACTTTCTACGATTTCCTTAGCATTATCATTGTAAAGGGCGTATTCATCCCGAAGTTTCTTTACGGAAAGACGCGCTTCGGCTTGTTGTTGGGTTAATCCAAATAAAGCCGCCTTTTCTTCATCAAGAGCTTTGCGGGCAGCATTGTATTCTTCTAACTTGCTATTTGCTGATAACGGATTCCTTTTCAATGCTATATGATAAGCATCCCCAAGTCGTTTTACATCCGCTTCAATATCCTTAACTACCGCTTTTTGAGCAAGAATTTTCTCTGTGAAACCATTCACTACCTGAGAAGCATCGAAGATTTTCCTTTTGAATCCTGTTTCCATCTCTGCTCCAGCTTTGGCTGCATTAGTCACCAACTCATCCAATCTTTGATTAGATGCAGCAAGTTGGATATTTAAAGCCTTGAAAGCAGCAGGAGACTGTGTGCCATCCATGCTCATTAATTCTTGTTTTAACTTCGCAATTTCATTACGAAGCCTTACAACTTCTTCCCAGTCAGACTGTACGCGAAATACAAGTTTTGCCATATATAAAATGATTTTAGTTTATATAAATAGCGCACCCCAATTTAATGAGGTGCGCATTATTATTTAAGCCGCATCTTTACCCAAGAATTTTTCTACAAAGTAAATCTGCCCTTTGCCTGTTACTTTGGTAGTAACTTTCACTAATACAGAGCCATCTGGTTTATTAATTGAAGTTTGCTTCAATTCAAAAAGCCCCAATTCCATAGCTTTCTGCGTTGGTTGGTTGTAGTATTGCCCTTTCTGGCAGAGATAGCCGTTTTCGCGCATCCAAGTAAACAAGCGGTTCTGACCGATATTCACACCGTTCTGCTGTAGTATCTTTGCCAGTTCAGCAACCAAGCAAGAACGTTGAGAAGTTGAAACAGCATCGGCAAAAAGAACTTTAGGCGCATCTTTTTGTATCTTCTGTTCTGCTTCAATACGCTTTTGCTTTTCTTCTTTTAGATTGGTTGCAAGTTGAATCAGAAAATCGGGTGAGGTCAAAGCCTTTTCAAGTGTCTCTTGCGTCATGTATGCACCATGCTTGCGGATTGAGGGCAAAACTTCGCTTGTCACCCATTTGCGAAAAGGTTTCACTTGTGGTGCATCTGAATATAGAAGTACGTCATAAAAACCACTTTCTGTTATAAAATTAGCCATTGAATTACCTGTAATTGCGCCCTCATTTTGTTTTAGGGCGTGTAAATCAATAACTTGCACATCTTCATTGTCTAATCTTTGTTTTACAGATGAGGGATTCGTCAATCCTACGACTTTACACACATCTGCCAAACAAAACAAAGGTTCGTTACTCTCATTCATCGCAATTCTTACTTTTCCGAACTGCTCATTTTGGAAAATCTGAATATTATTCATACTTTTACACAGTTTTAAAAATTGAACCCCACCAAAGGCAAGCTCCTCACTTCTTACCAATGGCGGGGTTATATTTTTCAGCCGTGAGGATAGCTGCGTTGTTTCTGTTTGCAAACTTATTATATAATCGTGTAAGAGAGAGAGTTTTATTTTACCATAACACGACAATGATTTCATTGTCGTGAAGTTTTTGGTGGTGGTCTCGTTTTGAGGTTCATAACTATGGAATTTATAAGGCAGCCTTTAAAGTCGTACGAGCTGCCTTTTGATAATCGTGTTAGGTCGTTAGAACCGAAACTCTATTTGTTATAATTGTGCCAATAATATAGCTCACATCACGAGAACATTCATTCAGCCTTGAAACTGTATCATCCAAACAGTCCCATTGTCCGGCATCCCGTAATTCTTTCTCATCCATCGTACCCTGAACTATACTACGGGCTTGATTAATGAGATACATTGCTTTTAATAAATCAGAATGAACAGCTTTTCTCTTTACCTCTTCGATGTTGATTTCTGTTGTCATAATCGTTATATTTTATGTGTTAGTACTCTACAAATCGCTTTATAAACTTGTGTTTTCTCAAATCTATTCAGTATTGATGTTTTTTCAGTACCGAATGATAATTCACCGTTTTTGAACTGATATACGTTAATTCGCCCGCCAACTGTGTTATGTCGGTATATCTTTACTTCTTGATTTTCTGCTATTAGTGTCATAGTTATTTCTTTTAATGTTACCACCGTTTTACCTGTTCTTTCAGTTCATCATACTTGCCATTGATAAGTAATTCAACTTCACGATGAAAGTTTATATCAGTCAAACGAAACTCTATTAAAGCACGCTTGTACGCATCACCTTTCTTGTGGTTACTAATAAGACGCATCATTTGTTCGGCATACAAGCCATAGTCGTTTTTACGATTGAGGTTCACAGCTCTGCGCATATCGCTTTCTCTTAATTCAATTGTTGCCATAACTTTTATATTTTAATGTTTATACTTCATTCATTTCTATCTTACTTTGATTTCAATCACCGCAATACTGACTACCCATATAACCTTTGCTATTTGAGTTGTAACAGTCAGTCCAAGTAATCTTACTATCATTATAAGATTTACGTTCTACGGGCTTCTGATTAGCTAGCATAGCCTTTATCTTTGCATCTCTTTCTTCTTTGAACTTAATTGCGTCTTTCGCCCAAGTCCAAGCGAGTTTCAGACATTCGCCAAAGGTTCTACCCATTCTTGAATTACTTCTGTAGAATCTATGAGCGTCTTTCATGATTTGAGATAAGTTGTAGCGTTTCATATATTTATATTATTAATAGAATTTCACGTATATGTTATTTATTACGGTGCAAATATAACATATATGTGAATATCAAACAAGAAAAAGAAAGAATATTTTTCATGTATGCGTGAATTTTATCCTATTTTCTTTCGCATATACATTATATTATATATATTTGTCTCAAAATTTAAATATAACGTTTATGTTAAGAGTTAAAGAAATAGCAAAAGAAAAAGGATTAACTATGGCAGATGTAGCTAAAAGAATGAATATGTCTCAATCGGGATTATCTATGGCTTTAAATCGAAATTTAACTTTAGATGTATTAAATAGAATAGCAGATGCATTAGAGGTTGAAATTCCGGACTTGTTTGAACGTAAAAAAGAGGAAGAGAATACTATAATTTGCCCAAAATGCGGTTCTAAATTCAAATTAATCGAGTAAAATTTGCTTATTTGTGTGCTTATGTGTTAATTTGTTGCATTGTATAACATAAAAACACATGAATATGAAGAAAATATTATTTCTGACATTTTTTTTTCTTATGGCAATATCTTCTTTTGCCCAAGAATCGCAGCATTTAGAATTTAAAGGTGTTCCATTGGATGGGAAACTTTCAAGTTTTGTTTCAAAATTAGAGAAAAAGAGTTTTACATTCAAAGAATATGCACGAGATTATGTTGCAGTCATGAAAGGAGGTTTTGCAGGAGATTACGTTACAATATATATATTTGCAACTCCCAAATCTAAAATTGTATGGAAAGTAGCAGTCAATTATAATGAGAAAGAATCTTGGAGTTCTTTAAAATCTGATTATTATGACATGAAAGAGTTATTCACTAAGAAATATGGTGAGCCAAATAAACACTATGAGTTTTTCTCAAAACCATATTATGAAGGTGATGGATATGAATTACAAGCACTAAGAAAAGAAAAATGTCATTATATATCATTTTATGATTTACCAGTAGGGAGTGTAGTCGTAGAAATATCTCAGTTCGGTCATATTCAAATAGGCTACGAGGATAATATTAATTATGAGCTAAAAAAGAAAGAAGAAGAAAGCAAAGCATTAGACGATATTTAATAAATCATTCTAAAAAATCAGTCCCGTTCCAATAAAGGTTCGGGGCTTTTTTATACCCCCACCGCGGAGGTAAAATACATTTTGATGGAGAACCACGTATGTCGGAGCATAAGTACTACAAATATAAAAGCCGGATTTCTCCGGCTTTTTATCTTTACCCAGCAACAAGTCCTTTTGAGCCTTGTCTTACTTTTGCTGAAACTTTGCGGTCATAATATTTCATACTACCACCATCCATTAATCCTTTAGAACGTGTAAATGCAACCATTCTATCCGCTACATTATCGTAAGCACGTTCCATCCTTGCTCGTTGTGCCCCGTTCATCAGATAGGTAGAAAATATCCTCCTACGTTGATTGTCAAGGTCTCTCAAACTTTTTCTTCTTTTTCTGACTCAGCTTTAAATTTTAAAAGTTAAACAAATATACAATAAGCCTCTGATAACTTTGCCATATCTATAATTTTTTCCTACGATTAGCCAATTCCTTACCACTGATTCTATTCACCTTTTGACCACCATGTACTGTGTGTAACTTATCTCGTTGCATCATCAACAGATTCCTATAAGGGATAACTTCAAACACTTCCGTATAACTCAGATGAAGCGTGTCAATCAAATGGGCTATCTGCCCGAAGAACGTTGCGTTTCCTACTGTTTCGGTCTTGCTGCCAGCATCGACACGTTCCTCATCGAGCTGACACACTGAAAAGCCGAAATATCCATCATAGAGAAACATATTTCCAAAACTTCTTTGATTTCATCAAAGGTTCCGTTTTCCAAAGCCTTAGTCATATTCTCATTACCACAAATAAAACAGGAGATACCTTTCAGCATATCATCTGTGACTCCGGGAAGTTTCTTGATAGCTTCCATGATGTTGTCACCTGTCATACCAATATTGGAAAAATGATGAATAGCACTACAAATAACCTTGATTGTGGGCGGCTTGATTGTATAAACAACTCCACCTATTTCGACATTCTTAAAATCCAGCCCTAAAAGGGCATCAGAAACTATTTTTGATGCTTGATTCATGATTCTAAATTGAAACAAGGGTGAAGCGAATACCACCACCTCACCCTTGCTGTTTACGATCGTTTTACCTCAAAATGTTACACCGTTGGTATCAAGGCTTTGATAGCTTCCTCTTCGTAATTGTATTCAGAAGAAACTCCTTCGATTCCCGGCTCCTGAACCATTCCGCGTACTGCAATGGCAATTGCTTTGTCCGTATTAGCTTCGCGGGAAATAATACGGCATTTCGGGAAAATAAACCATACATCATCATCAGTCAGACAGAACAATGCTTTGTTGATGACCACTTTATCCAAAGCACGCTTCCAACCCACATCTTTAGATGTTGCCTGAATAACATCGCCACCCATGAACGCTTTCTTTGTCTTCCAGTCATACTGTCCGATAGAAAAAGCGGGTGATACTTCTCCCGGCACATCATCGTAACGGTAATTCTTTCCTGTTAATTGATTCTTGTACCCAGTGACAGAGGCTTCCGTTTCCTCAATCTGCCACGTTTCCCCATGTACGTTCAAAACCTCATCTTTCGCTTTGATGGCGGCTTGAATCAAAGTCTTTGCGATTTCGGGGGTAATGTCTGCCGTTACCTTATCAATATCGGCAAACAAGATTCTTTTTATTCCTACTGCTGAAATCATAATCTTATAATTTTACATTTATTACTTCAAATAAAATTCTTACATTCACATAATGACATTTCAAAGCTGTATCCGCTTCCATGCCAATTGATTCGATAGAGTAACGATAGGTTGTACCGTCATAGGTACTTACTACATCATCAAGCAGCTTGCCAGCCTTTCTTTCAAGTTCGTTAAGCCGGATTGTGTTCGCTTCATTCTCGCTTAAATTGGGTACACATAGATTCACTTCTGCGAAAGATTTCTTCCAATACTTTCCCGGCTGTTGTTTCTTCGTGTGGATAACGATTCTTTCAGAGGTCAATTCACCCGTCAGTGTTTCCCCGTTGGGTGCTATGTCTATTCCGAAAGCCTTGCAGTCCCGGTAGAGGATGTTTCCTATGTCGGTGGTTACTATCATACTATCAAATATTGGACGTTTTCGTCATATTCGAGAAATACGTGACAAACCAAATCTCCAAGTTGAACCGTTCCGGCAAATCTTTTTCCAGCCAAATCTGCATCTGATACGTGTTGCCCCGTTCCGTACATATAAATATCCACAAAGCACAATTCTTTCTGATATTCATCTACAATAGCCCACAAGCAAACAGTACCTCGTTGTACTTGAACAGACAATATCCTCGACCCGATAGGCAGACATAGTTTTGAATGGTCTGCAACAATCAATTCATACTTGAATATTCTTTTCATTTTTCAAATTCTTCTTTTAACCGTTTCTCCGCATGAAGAGCAGCACTACTCAAAACATCATACCCTTTAGATTCTACGAATGATGCATATTCCGCTTCGTTTTTCAGCGTCAAACCATCTTTATCGACATCGTAATCATTGGACGTTCTCAAAGTGAGTGTATGGTCTTTATAATCGCCATGTTCCTCTGCGTACTTCACGGCTTCATCGCCTACATCAATCATCGTCTTTTCGACCTCCCATTCTCCTTCATCGAAGAAATCATCGACATCTGAAAAATCGAAATCTACATCCATAATTCCGAGTAGTTAAAGTAGTTTGTACTCTTCACTGTATAAACCTCGCCTTGACCTCTTACGTCATCACCATCCATGCAACGGACTTCATCGCCTGCCTTAACAGTGATTCTCTTCTCGCACACCACATGGAAATTCGGACGATATACCTCGCCATTGGTTGATTTAAACTCTTTGGTAGTGTTATCGTCGCAGCGACACTTACATACCTTCTGCCAGTATTCACCACCTGTTCCGGGAATCGGACGCCCAAACTCATCCTTATCCAGCGGTGTAATCACCTTTACTTGCAATATGTGTGGAGCGAATATCATAAAAAAGTCACTTTAGGTTTGTTACTTAATTCGTCTTTCAATCCGTACATCTTGCAAAGAAAAGAGTAATACTGCTTTATCCCTTCAAGATCCCAAGACATAGAGAAACCGCTTTCACTGATTGAAGTGGCACGAAGCAATAGAGAGGGGATAAACTTCGCAATCGCCACCAACACCCGCGTTTGGCAATCCTCGTTCATCTCATCCTCTCCGCTTATCTTCGAGTTCAGACACATATCCAAAAGGTCAGCCTCCGACAACTGAATGCCGAAAGTCTGAAACTTCTGTGATATGTATTCATTTACTGTCATGCGTTTAATGCTTCTTTCAGTTTGGCTGTTGATTCTTCATCCAGTTCTGCAACCTTAGCCAAAAGAGTTTCCTCTTTCATATTACCGGAAGCCTGCGCGCCGATAGACTTCAAAGCATCAATCAAAGTCTTTTTCTCGAACTCCTTCTCAAAGAGGGAGATTTTCACCTCCTTATTCTCTTTAGGTACTTTCACTTCGGGAAGTTTTGCTTCAACTCGTTCAGCGAGTTTACGACTCTCCATATCCAGCACACGGGACTCCTCACTGACTTCAAGCACCTCACCGGGAATACAATACTTTCCGGTGAACTTGTCTCTGAAAATAGATATAACCTTCACTTCCATAGTTACCTCCTTATGCTGATTGAATTGAAGCAATCTCGCTCAGGTCGAAATTGGTAATCAAGTCTGGGTTGGTAATCTGCGGAATCCACTCTGCCGTATATTCCATGTAGCGACCGTTTTTGTCACGGTAGTTGGAAATAAGCATTTGCCCCTCTGACGGATTGTAAGTACGCCCTTGTACCGGGTCTGTCGCTTCATACGGAGTATGGTGGCGCATATAACCGATTTGATCAGAAGACAACAGAGTAATGCGGTTATCCGCATAAATCTGCACATTCTTTCCCGTCTGGTCTTTCACATAGTCCTCCTTGATTTCAATGCGGGGTAGACCGATGCCGGTGAACACTTCGGAAGCCAAAGAAGAGGAAATCAGTCCCGTACTCAACTTCATCTCATTAGTACCAAGAATCATCTTGTACTGTTCTCCAAATTCGGAAGAACCAAGTACATTCTTGTTGAAGGTTGTACGTGTCATAATCATTTTTGCATAAGCACCAAAGTCCGGAGCTAGGGAATGTAGTTTCTCTCTTAAATAAGAGATGAACATATTCTTGCCATCAACAATTATATCTCTGGCTGTAGGCTTAACAAAATTGAACGGAAGGGTAATCTCCAGCAGTTTATTATTGGTCTGACCGGAAGTGATTGCAGCGTCTTTGTTGTAAACGGTGGCTTCACCAAGCATCAACAGCGCACCGACAATAATATCCATACGCTTGTGGGCGGCAAGGGTAATCTGACGGTAGTCGTCTGCCAAGAAGTTTACAATCTCTTCCATTGCAGCCTTTTGGTCGACTGGCTTAGCTGCATTGAACTTGTCAATCAAATCCTGCAATTCAGAAAGACGGTCAATAGACATCTGATAAGCATCACCCAAATAGGCAATCTCACCATATCCTGAACCGATATTCCTGCGTTCACGAATGGGCTTTTCTCCAAAACGCGAATTGATGGAGCCAGCCATAACTCCGGTTACAGAACCGATATAGTCTTTGAACACACGAGTAGTCACTCTGCGGAAAGTAAGATACTGCTGCCAATAGATTGTGTCTTTGCGTGTCTGGTTCACACGTCTGATGATGGCGGAAACAATGTTCGCATCATCGAATAATGTTTGAATCGTTAAAAACATATCCTACCTCCTTATTCGTTAAACTCAAACCATCCCTTCATGTTGGCTTTATCGTTCTCGGAGAACGGCATAACCAATTTTGAGGGTTCAATTTCTGCGGCTGTACGAAGTAATGAAACCAATGTGATTCCGTCCTCAACCTTTGTACGGTTAAACAAAGCCGAATTAGCTACATGCTTTTGTTTTAAACCATCAACTGCAACCGCATTGAATAATACGGCATCTTTGGCGATACTCTCACCAAAAGCAGCCTTAATAGTCAATACATCATAACCGGCATTAGACTTATCAATTGCCGTTACTTCTGCACCTTTCTTGCCGCTTCCGACAAACATACCCACATAAGCCAAAGAGTTCTTGGCTACTTTGATAGACAAAGCCTCTCCACTAGTGGTATAGGCTTCCACAACTCTCACATTGATTACCGCATAAGCGAACTTGTTTTTCAAGTCTGCATAAATCGGTGTAAATCCGGGAAGAAAACTTCCCACTACCAGGTTCTGCGTGTCGAGTTTGAACGGACCACGTCTACGAATGCCGGTCTGGACATCGTAGCGTTCCTCTTGCTCATCGGGCGGAACCAAGTCATACTTAAATCCTGCTGCCATAATTAATTCTTGTTTTGTTCAACAATAGTTTTCGTTCCCTCGTCAATCATCTTAGCGATAGATTCAGATTCTTTCTCAATCTTCTCTTCCGCCGTTTCGGGAGGGGTTACGCCCTTGAAACCGTCATTCGCGAACTCCTGTTTCAAGTCCTTGAAGTATGCATCCAAGTCCTCATCGTCCTTAATGGCACACCTCTTGGCGTATTTTTCGGGAATACCATACTCCTTTGCCTTTGCCATAATCTGCTCCTGCCGGGTAGCCTGTAATTTTTCTTGCTTTAAAGCGGAAAGTTCAGTCGAAAGATTCTTATTTGAATCAATCAAAGCTTGTGCCCATGCAGGTACATCATCTTTCTTGTCTTCCGGCTTCGGATTTGGGTTAGGATTGGGATTCTCGATTGGCTTACCGTCTTTAAGGTTATGCTTCTTCTCGTAGTTCTGAACAGAAGTACGGGTAGCATCCCCTGCACGAAAATCACCATAAGAATTTAACACGTCCGAAAAGCTGATACCCTCAACAATAGAGTTTACCTTTGTCTCGTCCGTTACACCCTCTGCCTTTTTAGTGGCAATTCGGGTGAGAATAGCAGCATCCACCCCAGTAAACTTGGTTTGGAGGCCCGCTAAGATTTGTTCTAAAATTGTCATACTGTATGAATTAAAATTTGAGCTTCAATTTGCAGAAGTAAAAATACCACCAATACAGATGATTAGTAAATATTTAAGCTTCCTATTCACGACAATAGAACCATTGTCGTGAATACGGTATAAAAGTAGGAAGTAAGTAAGTGGAAGGGAAATAATTAGATGGTGTAGAATTCACCAAGAAGAGATTGTGAAGAAATAGAATAAAAAAAGCCGTGAACTAATAAAGGAACACGGCTACATTTTGAATTTATAAAAACTTATCTTTGAGACATTAGATACAATTCATCATAAATAACTTCCAGTTTTGAAGTATCAATATAAAACTGGGTTGCATTTTTAGGAAGTCCAAAGCCATCATCATTGCATCCTATAGGATTCCAAATGCAAGAAACACTATCCTCTGAAACTTTCTTTCCGAATTTATTATCTCTAATAAATTCCCATATCATCCGACCAAGTCTATCATTCTTTGTTTTAGACATCAACCCATCTGCCCTCTGATTCTTCCTTATATAAAGGATAAAATCATCATTACCAATCTTTATTTCACTCATAGTATCAAAATGAAATTTATACTTAGTATTATATTTTTCTGTTTAAAATCCAAGCATTGCAGCTGGAGGAATATTCAACACCCGACAAAGAAGTCTTGCTATCTTCAATGTTGGCTCCGAACGTCCAGAAAGATAGTCATTAACACGTGAAGGGCTTATTCCGATCTCACCGGCAAGTTGTTTCTGCGTCATCCCCTTTTCCTCAAGAGATAATTCTATCAATTTCGCAACGGTCGGCTTTTCTATCGGATAATGCTCCTTCTCGTAAGCAATCACTATATCGGACATAACAGTGAGCTCCACTGCATTCTTATCGTTTGCAGGGGTGTTGTCATCAACCAATGGCAAAAGTTCCTCTATTCTCGCCAGTGCAAATTCATATTGTTCTTTCGTTACTTTATTCATATCCTATATCTTAAATGGTTGAACAATCTATTTTATCATAATCTTTATGAGTACCAACCCAGCGAATGAAGACGTACCCAATTGTAAACTTAACAACGACAACCAACCGATAGTTGTTGCCTCTGATATTGAAAACGTAGTGTTGGTTGCCTACATAGTCAGCAGAAAGAAAATCAACCTTTATATCAGACAAATTTTTCCACTCGGCTTTTTCTGTTATATCATACCAACGCTCTAAGGCTATGCGTGAATCTTCATAACCTTTGGTTTCATAGAAATCTTTCAGCTTTTTATGTGATACTATTCTCATACGTTGTTCATTTGATACAAAAGTACTAAATAATTTTGAATTATAAAACTATTATAGCATAAATATTTTATAATATCGAATTATGCACAATAAAAAAGCGGGACTGAAAAGCTCCGCTCAATAGTACTATAAAAACATGAAGCAATGAATTATCCCTTGGGGTTAGGAGACGCTGCATTGTTATTCTTTGCCGCTTGCTCCTCCTTGATTTCTGCAAGCTCCTCTTCCAGCCTGCTTATTTAGGCAATCGTTTTTCTAAAAGACGTTGAATGCTTTTGTGTATTTTCCCTATAACCTCATAATAACGTGGCTCCTCAAAGCCATTATAACATTCACTTTCTTTATCTAAGTTACAAAGGTCATCATTGCTATCTATAATAATTTTGGCATTTTTATCCTTCTGGTACCTAACTTTAAATTTAACTAAATAATTAGATAAAGCATACACATCACTAAATGCAGAACCACAACCATACAAATCATAATCTTGGTTCTCTTTTCTTATTGCTTCATCTGCTTTTATAAGCAATCGAAGCAATTGAGTATCTATTTTATAACCAATATCCTCATTCTTTCTTCGATTTTTGCCAAATAAAATCAAAACTCCCTCTCTTAATGAAGGAATGGACCCTATTACTACAGCTGCTACAACAATGGTAGCTATAATCCAATTATCTAAAAAGAAATTGATAATAGTGTCGTATTTTGTAATTGTTTCCATAATCATAACCTTTCAGCTAAATTCTTCACATCCTCCGCAGACTTCACCTCATGTACGGTATCTCCCACTTTTACGAAACCGATAACATTACTGGCATTCGGCTTTTCAAATAGTTCGGCAATAGGAACATTTAATGTATTCGCAATCTTTTCTAATGTTTGCAACTGCGGATATTCCCCTCGTAAAGTCTTATTCAGACTTATATCAGATATTCCCATTTTTTCTGCTAACTCTTTTTGAGTTATACCTTGCCCTTGACAGAGTTCTTTTATCCTTGTTCTAAAGTCCATAATACTATATAGTTTTATTCGGCAAAAATAGATATTTATACCACATAATACAATTATATGACTAAAATAAATCTACTTAGTTTTATTTTTAACATTATTTATTGCTTTAGATATTGCAAAATTAAACTAATTAGTTTTACTTTGCAATATCAAATTAAACGAAGTAGTATAATTTAAAACATATAAGAGTATGAGCACAAAATTTAGAAGTCAGATGAAAGAGGTTATGAGTACTGCATGGCAGATGTTCAGAATCACAGGTGAAAGTTTCTCAGAGTGTCTAAAAAGAAGTTGGTTGCTTCTGAAACTGAAAGCACAGATGAAGAAAAGAACGGTTCAGTTCTTCTATCAGAAAGTTTCGGGCGAAATTCGTCAAGCATTCGGTACGTTACGTGACGAAGTGATAGCCGACAATGTAAAAGGTACAGGTCGCAAACCTAATGAAAACCTATTTACCTATTTTGATTGCGAGAAGAACGAGTTTCGTTCATTCAAGAAGTTCAACCTTATCAAAATCGCATGACTATGAAAGCAGAAATTAACATCGAAGAGATAAAGAACGGTGCTGTTCACTCTGAATTATTGAAAGCATTATGCCTTATAAATCAGGCTCGTAATATCGTTTCTAATACGATGGATGAAAAAGAACTAAGGGATGCCGGACAATGGGACTGCACGGATGAAACAGTCACTAAACTGAATGAATGTACTTGCGATATAGGTTACATTATTGGTATTACTGTAACTGGCAGAGTGGATTCAATGATGAAATAACACGATTATCAAAAGGCAGCCCGCACGACTTTAAAGGCTGCCTTTATTATTCACTCTTAAATGAAATAATTATGGATGAAATTTGGAAAGACATTGAAGGGTACGAAGGTTTATACCAAGTATCAAATTTAGGTAGGGTGCGAAGTTTGGATAAATACAGAAATGGAAGAAATGGCGCACAAGTATTTTGTAAGGGAAAAATATTGAAGCCTTTCAAATCAGGTCCAGCTAATTATTTGACTATTGCATTGGGAAGAAAGAAAAAAGCGTACATACATCGGCTGGTAGCAATTGCATTTATCCAAAATCCCTTAAACAAAAAAGAGGTTGACCATATCAATTGTAATATAACAGATAACACAATTGAGAATCTAAGATGGGTTACGCGAAAAGAAAACCTTAACAATCCCATTACTAAAAAACGTAATAGCGAATCACGCAAGGGCTGGTATCAACCCAAGGGTAAAGAAAACAAAAGGTCAAGACCTATCCTTCAATATTCTTTAAATGGAGAATTTATTAAAGAATGGGGAAGTCAAAGAGAAATTAAAAGAGCACTTGGGTATTCTAACGGCAATATATACAACTGTTGCGCACTAAAATCCAAAACAGCCTATGGCTATATATGGCGGTTTAAAGAAATGCAGGTTTAGTTACCTGCATTTCTATTTTGTTCCTTATTTAGAATTTCATCTTCTTGTATCTCTTTTAAAATCTCATCGACCCTATCGGCATTGCCAGCGAACATTATCCCTTCTCGCCTTGACCAAATTTTGCCTTCTACTGCTCTTACTGCTGTATTTACATTGTCATCTTCTGAATCAATCATAAAAGGAACCAAGTCTGTCTCGATATCAATCGTCTGTGATGCCTTATTGAACTCAGTTGGATTAATCGCTCCTAAAGCAGAAACAAGGAAATTAACCCTTCGTTGCAGAAACTCCCCTATCACTTCCGCATGATTACTTACGCTCATATGCGCACCCATAAACATGAAACGAAAAGCGGTGCCGGAAGCCTTGCCAACACCTTTCAAGGTTTCAAAAGAAATACGTGGAGTGTTAGACATATCATAAGCGTTGTTCGTAAGCGTTTCGGCTTCAAAACGAATTGTTTCAGGAACTTGGTTCCACGTCAAGTATTGAGCATCCGCACCATCTTCCAATTTGACTATCCTATCTTTTGTTTTGCCAGCAAATCCGGCTACACTACCGACTAATTTCAGCAACGGAAAGAAATGATAGTCTATACAATCAGCATAATTAGATAACAGTTTTTCCAGCCGGACCCGAAAAGTCTTTATCTTCTTGCAATAAGGTTCAGGACGATAAGCATAGAGAACCGGTAGTTTGGGGAATCCATGAGCAAAAGGCGTTCTTTCTTCATACCCTTTAGACAAATCCCATTGATAAACCATTTTGTCCGTGATAGTCATAAAGCAGATGACTTCCGAATCATCCATGAGCTTCTTCTTGTACTCACGTGAGAAAGCAATCATTTTACCTTCGTCGTTGAAAAATGGGTATAGCTTATCACCTCTGAATGGAGACCATAACACGCTTTTCAGTTTCTTGGTGGGCTTGACCTTGCCACCGAACGTAGTCTTTACTTTCTTCCAGAACTTTGCCCAAAACGAATCATCATCGGTAACATACCAATATTCTGCCGCTTCTTGTTCGGAGAGCCAGGCACGGACAATCTTCTTGTTTTGATATTTGATTTTGTTGGACTTGAATACAGCCTTTACCGCATCCAGCAGTTTCTTTTCATCATTATCAGTCGGAGTGCAATCCATAGACGGTTCTGTGCCGACCGTAAAAGCTGTTTGAATGTTCACTATATCCTGCTCCAAAGGAATGGAGATACGGTTCACTGGTTCGGTCTTGTATTTCGCTTCGATTTCGTAGGTCTTTCCTGTCTTTTCATCGAAAACTTTCTCTGCTTCCTTTTCAAGAACTTTTCTATCTGGGTACTTCTCCTTGTCAACCATGATTTCATGGCGTTCCGGATTCCAATCGTCCCAAAGTTTACAACAGTCGGGAAGTTCGGTCTTTCTACCTTTCTTCAGGTAATTTATTTTCTGCCCAATATCGGGCAATGCTAATATTTCTTCTAGAGTTAATGGCATAGCTTATATTTTTAGTGTGTGAATATTCCAGTTAAATCTTTCGGCTTCTGAATCTTACCAAGAAGCTCACCCAATACATAGTAACGTACAGCGTCTATTCCGTGATTGTCATGATCTTCCGGTTCGTTGATATAGTTCCCATCCTTATCCTTTGCCCATACATACTTACGGAACTCGCTTTGAAGATTATATGAACGCTTGGTTATATAAATTTCCATACCCTGCATTTTGTCAATTCCCGCATTGATAGAGCCTGCACCCTTTTCAACCGGATATATTTTTATTCCTCCGTTATGTATCTCTTGAATCAATCGAGGGTCAGCACTATCAGCTATGACTTTCAAACCCCACGGGCGAAGAGTCTTGATGATGTCAGAAGAAAGTAATCCTGTACGGTAGTCCACTTCATCCAAGTAAAGGGCGTTATCAACGATACCACACCGAATGGAAGCGGACGGGTCATGTGTATAACCGAAGTCTTGCCCGATAGCCACTTTCTTTGCCCAAACCGGAAACTCGTCAACAATTCCCCACTTCTTGAACACAGCACCTTCCGCCACATCTGCCCAACGGCCGATAACCACATGAGCATACTTTTCGGGGTTGTTCACCTTCATATCCTCGACTTCTTTCAGAAACTCCGGTGATAAGTTATCCAAATTATCAAAATACGTGGTATGGATATGAAGTACATTCGGATGAGTAGAAATCTGTACCTGCACACCGTCAACCTCTACCAGTTTATGGGTTTTCTCAATATACTTTTTGTAGATGAAATGATTGGAATCGCACGGATTCATTATGATGATAATCCGGTTTTGAATCCCTTTCTTACGGATAGAGAGCATTATCTTGTCGAATTCTTCTTCATTCGTCCACTCTTCCGCTTCATCAC